AGGGTCGTTGAAAGACCTAGTTTCAATAATCAGCAACAATCCAAAACTTGGACAGGAACTCTTGGAAAAATTAGAAAAATGCCTACTAGAAGATATTCGAGATTTGCAACAAAGAGTAGAGGATATAGAAGAATTTTTAGAAGAAAATTCAGACGATATCGACCCATTGGAATGAACAAAGACATAGAGTTGAAGTTCATTGATAATAAGGCAACCCTTAAACCATGGATGAGTACAAGAAGTGCAAACGGTTGTTTATTATTAAATGGAGCAGCTCAAGGAGCTGGAACGAGTCAGAGAGTAGGAATTATTGCAAATGTAAGAAGTATATCTCTCAGACTCAGATTACGTGGAGGGAATTCAACTTCCCAAAACAACAGTTACATTTATACTGCCGTTCCTTGTACAGTGAGAGTAATGTTAATTGTTGATTATCAAGGAAACGGTGCTAACTTAGATAGTAATAACGGCATTATCACAACAGTACTTCAAGATACGTTAGAACCAGTAGAAAGCCCTCTAAGAACATACTTTGGAGCAAGATTCAAAGTTCTGATGGATAAACAATATTGTTTAGGAGGTGTAATCAGATCACAATATTTCGACGGAACAAACTACCTTCCCGGAGTCCCAACAACTTTATTAACAGCACCACCCTTACAAATTTGCGACACTATTTACAGAAAAGTAAATATTAAAACCAGATATGCAAACACAGGGTCAACTGCTTCCGACATTATTGAAGGAGCAATTTACCTACTGGTAATGACGGAAGCTAGAAATATTACTGATAATGGAAATGGTGACGGGGCATTACCAGATTGTCATTTATATACTAGAGTCAGATATACTGATGTTTAATTCTTTTTATTAATAAATTTTATGATATGTTCGAATCTCCACTTGAGGAAAATGAGATAATCTTTGTAATTCTTCTCTTAAAGGGATTACTCTCATCCCAGAAGTATTTGCTATTAGGATACCATTCGGCTGGTGGCTTATTACTTGTGAAAACAATCGTCTTTGCAGAGAGTTGTATCGTTCCATGCTTAACATCCAGGCTAAAGGGATATCGGTCTGTGAGCCGTAATAAGTAGTCCCAGGGAAGCCATCCATAGAATTCATCGATGATGATGGTATCCTCACCATTGTAGCCATCCCAAAACTGTTGTTGTCCAGAATTTTTGGATTTCCAATAAGCACCGGGGTAATTGTCCTGGCAATGTTTGGACTTTCCACAACCAGTGGGTCCATGTAGGACAACGACTTCCATCGGCCAGTTTCGTTGTGGAGTATGTAAGAGCTTGTAGGCCAAGATCCCACTTCGGTATCTGATAAAATTAGAGAAGTGTTTCTCACTAATTTCTCGAATTGACGAACCAGTGTCAATATCGGACTGTAATTCAGCCAGATCATTTCTTTTACCTTGAGAAGGTATAGTCCCATATTCAAATGGTCCAGACTGACGACCTACTTCTTTAGAACAGTAGGTTCGATTCTCATCGGCAGAGCCTCGAGCTATTTCCCAGTGAGCTGTAGACATAATAGTCCTTACAGCTTTAAGGGTCTTCGGCGTCGAAAATGTAATATAACCTTGAAAGTGGGGCGTACCATTTTCTCCTTTTTCCTTTTGCATTATGAGGTATTTAGCTCCAGCAATCTCCCAGATTTCTTCGCTAAATTTTTTGTCATCTTCAGCGGTAGGGTTGTTGAGAGTAAAGCACCATGAGCGAGCGCGTGATTGTTTGGGTTCCTTAGGCATTGTACGGAGGTGCACAGAAGTGTCAGGTAATACTATACTGACACTTCTTAGGTTTATATATTTTATTAAACCAATCACGTAACAGATAAGAAAATTCGAAGAAAATATCTATGACGTCAGAGATAATCATTTCTTATTCGGGTAGATACTAGATCCTGAACCCAGTAACTAACGGTAACCCTAACCATGGTAACCCTAACAGTTACCCTAACAAACACTGCGATTGTCGCTAGCGACAATCTTGTGTCGATTCCTAGAAAAGTATATTAGGAAATTTCAAAGAATATTATATTTTTTTTTTGATTGGACAAGTAATAGATAAAAACAGCTTAAATTCTATTTTATAAATGGATGGACAACGAATTGTCCCTTACGCAGGAGCAACCCTCGGAGGATTGTATTATTTCAGGAACGCAGTCAAAGAGGCAGCGAAATACGTCAAAGCCTTTCGAACCGCCAAGAAAACTTTCAAGAACAAAGACGACTCTTCCTCATCAGACGAAGAGAGAGTATTCACCCCACAGAGAGACATTACAAGGGTCGTTGAAAGACCTAGTTTCAATAATCAGCAACAATCCAAAACTTGGACAGGAACTCTTGGAAAAATTAGAAAAATGCCTACTAGAAGATATTCGAGATTTGCAACAAAGAGTAGAGGATATA